CGGATGCTATCGGACTGAGGTGTCGTGTCCAGCGCAGGGGAAAGCAAACACAAAGCATGGGCAGTCTTACACAAAAGGTTATCGTAGGTTCCACTCAAGACTGCGTGAGATTGCTGAGATTCGTCAACGACCAAAATGGGCAGACATGGCAAAGATTCGTGAAATATATGTCAACCGCCCAGAGGATTGTCATGTAGACCATATTGTTCCTTTACGGGGGAAGAATGTTTGTGGGCTTCATGTTGAATACAATTTGCAATATCTTCCAATTAAGGAAAATATGAAAAAGCACAACACTTACAAAGGAGTAGATTCATGGCATTCCTCTTAAACGGCAATCCTGTTTCCATTGACAACGAAGTAACTATCAACTCAATCCGTTATCCTCACTTACGCGACCCTGCCCTGCGTGAGCAACTAGGCATCGTAGAGGTAGCCGACCCAGAGCAGTATGACCAGCGGTTTTACTGGGGCATAGACAATCCCAAACTTCTAAACGACCGTGAGGAAGTAGACGAGCAGGGCAACCCCATGTACGTCAAGGTTTACGATGCGGCCACACAAAGCATGGTTGACTCCGCAGAGCGTCTGGTAACAAAGGGACTCAAGAGCCAATGGACTGCACAGGTCAAGGATACGGCTGGCAAGATGCTTGCCCAGACTGACTGGATGATTGTCAGAAAGGCCGAGAGAAACATCGATGTGCCTGCTGCCGTGGCTACGAAGAGAGCCGCTATCGTTGCTGAGTGCGACAGGCTTGAAGCTGCTATCACTGCCTGCACAGACGTAGAAGCCTTAATTGCTGTGGTTGGTAACCAAAACTGGGGTGAATAATGTCAACAGTAGACCAAGTTAAAGGACAACTTGACACCCATGAAGCAGTCTGCGCTGAACGCTATGCAGGCATCAATGCTAGACTAAAAAGACTAGAACAGATCCTGCTTGGGACTACTGGCTTTATCGTAATTCTGTTACTCAGCTTAGTTCTTAAAGTAAATTAATATGAGTAGGAAAGTTACCTCTGCTAAGACTAAGACTACTACTACTAAAGAAGTACTTTATACTGTTCCTTCTAGTAACACTGGTTTCTGGGAACTGCTTTATGTTATTAGTACAGTAGGTACAGAAACTCCAAAGGTCTACTGGTATGATAAGTCTAAGAATACTGAATACTTAATTCTTGCTGGTAAGAACTTAGGAGCTGGTGATTATATTTTATTTACTGATGCAATAGTTGTAGTTCAAGGTGGTGATGAAATTAGAATTGAGCAGGCTGGTACTAACTCAGTTACTTATACAGTTACAATAGAATTAATTCAAGATTCAACTTTACAATATCAAGGATAATATGTCTAAAAAGAAAAAGGCTAAGAAATGAAACAATTTAAACCATGTCCCGGATGTCCTACTCCTGCTAAGTGCAAAGCTGCTGGTAAGTGCATGAAGAAAAAAACTAAGAAGTCAGGAACTTCTAGTGGCTACTAAGCCTAAGTCTCGTGTTAATGAGGCTGGTGTTTATACTAAGCCCACAATGCGTAAGCGTTTGTTTGAGAAAATCAAAGCTGGTAGCAAAGGTGGAGACCCCGGAGAGTGGTCAGCTCGTAAGGCTCAGTTGTTAGCTAGCGAGTACAAGAAAGCTGGCGGTGGTTATAAGTCATGAAGAAAGACCCACAGCAATCACTAAAGGATTGGACAGCCCAGAAGTGGCGTACCTCTGATGGTAAACCAAGCAAAGGTAAGAAGCGTTACCTACCTGATGCAGCTTGGGATTCTCTGTCACCAGCAGAAAAAGCAGCCACTAATAAGGCTAAGGCACAAGGAAATAAAGCTGGCAAGCAGTTTGTCAAACAACCTAAGAAGATAGCTAAGAAGACAGCGGGGTACAGATGAAAGACTCAAGACTAACTAGGGCTGGCGTAGCAGGCTACAATAAGGACAGCAAGGTGTCTCAGGCTCTCCTAAGAAGGCTGGAGAGTCAGAATCATACCGTAATCGTAGAGAATCCTTTAAGTCAAGGCACGCCCAGAATATAGCCAAAGGTAAGATGTCTGCTGCATATTGGGCAGATAAAGTTAAATGGTAGTTGACAACTACTAATTTCTATGGTATAATACTACTATGACTTATTTACAATTAATTAATGATGTGCTAGTCCGTCTACGTGAGAACGAGGTAGGCACTGTGTCACAGACAGCTTACGCTAAAATGATTGGTAAGTTTGTCAACGACATTAAGCGTGAGGTAGAAGACGCTTATGACTGGAATGCCTTGACAGATACCTTGACTGCTGCAACTACAGCTAATTTGTTTAACTATGTCCTTACTGGTTCTGGGGTACGGTTTCGTGTCCTAAACGTAATTAACGATACTAGCGACTGGTTTATGGAGGTAGCTCCTAGAGCCTACTTTGACCAGCAATTCTTGATTAATAATGCTCAGGCAGGCCAGCCTTTGTACTATAACTTTAATGGTGTAGACTCTAATGGGGATACTCAGGTAGATATATTCCCTAAACCTGATGGAGTTTATAATCTACGATTTAATATTATCAAACCTCAGGCTGCTCTGTCTTTGGCTACAGACATAATTAAGGTTCCTTCGGAGCCTGTAATCTTTGGTGCTTATGCTAAAGCCTTAGCAGAGCGTGGCGAAGACATGGGACAGAATAGCTCAGAAGCTTATGCTTTGTATAAGAAATCCTTAGCTGATCATGTAGCTATTGAGTCTAGTCATTATCCTGATGAATCTATCTGGAATTTAACCTAAGTGGCAAAACCTCTTAAAGCAGTATCGGTAGCAGCTCCGGGGTTCTATGGTCTTAATACCCAAGAGTCTGGTGTTACATTACCGCCTAACTTTGCCTATGAAGCTACTAACTGCGTCATAGATAAGTTCGGGCGTATTGGCGCACGTAAGGGCTGGACTAAAGTTAATGCTTCTACTAACGTAGACTTAGGCACTAACAAGATTCAAACTATATATGAGATTGTAAAAGAAGATGGTAACGTAGTAATCTCTGGCGGTAACAATAAGTTATTTACTGGCAGAAGCACCTTGACTACAGCTACTGTCCGTGATGCTACAAACTCAGCAGACTTAACTTATACAATTACTGATAACCATTGGCAAATAGCGGCTCTGCCATATGATGCTGGTCTTAACGCTTCTTCTCATGCTTACTTAGTTCAAGGTAGTCATCCTACTTTAATCTATCATAAGCTTGGGGCTACTGGTCACGCACATACTGGCTCTTATGGATTTCAAAGATTAGCAGATATTGGCACACTGCCTACTGGCTTTAGTGCTAGCACCTTCACACCCAACTGTGCATTAGCTGCTTATGGTAGGGTATGGTATGCAGATATTACTGGTGACAAGCAAACTGTTTACTTTAGTGATTTGCTCAACGGAGACAACCTAAGCACTGGCTCAGCTGGTAGCTTAAACATTGCTACAGTAGTTCCTAATAATGACCCAATCGTAGCACTGGCAGCTCATAATAACTTTCTTATTATTTTCTGTAAGCGTAATGTTGTATTGTATTCAGGTGCTGATGATCCTGCAACACTATCGTTGTCAGATATAATTAAAGGTATTGGATGTATTGCTAGAGATTCTGTACAGAACACTGGTACAGATATTATCTTTTTGTCTGACACAGGTGTTCGTAGTTTGCTTCGTGTTATTCAAGAGAAGTCTTTACCGTTTAGAGACTTGTCTAAGAATGTACGTGATGACTTAATGGGTTATGTTAACTCAGAGACACCCAAGCTTATTAAGAGTGCTTACTCTCCTAATGATGCTTTCTATGTTTTAGCTCTGCCTACCAGTGGGTTAACATATGTCTTTGATATGCGTACTTCTCTAGAGGATGGCTCAGCTAGGGTAACTACTTGGAATAATATTAGTCCTAACGCTTTATGTGTTACTGAAGCTAGAGAGTTACTTATAGGCAAGCTAGGATATATTGGTAAGTACGGTGGATATGCTGATGATGCCGCTGTCTACCGTATGGTGTACTACACTAGCTTCTTTGATTTTAGTGAGCCTACGCTAGAGAAGATTCTAAAGAAGATTAATATTGTAGTCTTTGGCGGTGCATCACAAAGCTTTGTGACTAAATGGGGTTATGATTATGGTGGTTTAAATTATAACCAGACACTAAGCT